TGAACTTCTTTACATGACGTTTGTTTGCCACGATACCTTCTACTATATCATCAAATCCGTCTTCTGTCAACATTGTTTTGTATATACTCAATGCTAGGGCTAACATTACACCTGCAACTATAAGACCATTACCATTACAATTATAAATGTGTTTTACTGTATTATCAAGTACCTCGTCGTATATTTGTTTCAGTAATTTTTCATCAATATCAGTCATGATGTAACTATCCTTTCATAAATTTCTTTCCAGTTTTTGACGATTGGATATGAAAGATTCTTTTCATTCATATTGAAACCATGTTCTACTAGAAGAGGTTTCATACCAACATCAAAGCCATCGTCTGCATTCTCTACCTTATCTTCAATCCAGATGTATCCTGAATCTTCGTAGTGTTCTTTAAGATACTTATCTTTTCGAACACCAGTAGCAAGACAGACGATATTACGAAAAGTGTTCTCGCCGAAAACCTTCTTAAGATTCCGTTCACGTAGCATTGCAGCATGTTTATCAGTAGAGAGACTGGTTACAACATCAAAGACATATCCATGTTCTTCATGAAATCGCTTGACGTACCAAGCGGCATCGCGAAGGGCTGGTAGAAAACCAATGGCGGCAGATTGATTGAATTCTGTTACAAAATTCTTGCCTTGTTGTTTTGTGAGACCATATCGGGATCCAATCTCATAATGGAGATCAGACTCTGGACCTTTGAAGAATCCACGTTCATTCATCCAACAATCAAAAGCGTACTCCCAATTTAGAAGTACGCCGTCACAATCAACGACAATCACCTTTTTCACTTCTTTTACTCCTTTTTTCATCATGTTTATATCATATAACAGAAGAGATTATTTGTCAACAGGTTTTTTTATCTACCATAGTGATATGCTCCATCGGTTTTACCAAACGGATCAAAAACCAAACTACCATCATTGATAGGGTAATCTTTATAAACTGTGTGGTGGTGCATTACGTATACCATAGGATCCTTAATAGATGAATCGTGTCCATCCCAATAAACCTTTAATCCCATCTTTTCGACATAGTATCCGAGCAAAATAGCAGCAGAACCATGATCTTGATCTACTCCGGGTTTAAATCCTTTACCAAGAATACAGACATCTCGTCCTAACGCGAGAGAGTAGATAGTTTCAGCCATCGCTTCTGCTTGCTTCTCTCTTACCTTCATAATATAATCAAAAAAGTCATACTTCATTCCAATTGAACTTACTAGACTACGAAGTGCAATATTATCTCTGGGGTGACATCCACCGCCATCACCTAAACCAGCAGACATATATTCAGGTCCCATAATCCTACGAGTAGAATTTTTGAGAGCGTTTGTAATCACATCAGCGTTCATATTTGGAATTCTATCACAAATATCACCAATCATGTTAACAAGACAGAGTTTAGCAGTAATAAAGGTGTTATAAAAGATTTTAATACCTTCGGCTTCTTCCCATGTACCTAATTCAAATCTCGTCTCCTTTTTGCAGATTTTGGTATAGAACTTACGAAGAAGTTTGGCATCGTCGCTTTCGCCGCCATCTTCTGTACCAATAATTACCATCTCAGGATCTACCATATCTCTTTTCACGGTTCCTTGGGCAATCAAATATGGATTATAAATGAATCGTGCATTTTTAACTAATGGAGCTATCTCGCGTCTTACTGTGCCAGGAAGAACTGTGGAGATTAAAACAATCAACGTTTTATTATCTACAAATTTATCAATATCACTAATAGCAGACTTAACATAACTATAATCAAAATCCTTTGGTTCTAGGTGACTGGTAGGATATCTACCGTCATAATCTTGATGATGAGGCGTTTGAATAGCGACAAAGACAATATCTCTATCAGTTACTGCATCTCCAAGAGAGGATGACATTTGAATAGTTGTACTAATATTAGGATTGATATCATATCCAGTAACATCAAATCCTTTTTCTTGCATAACTTCGGCACAATCTTTTCCAAGTTTTCCTACACCAACAAATCCTATTTTCATAACTTTTCTCCCATAATTAATAAATTTCCTTTAGAATTTACATCCTGCCAATTTACTTTAAATGGACCTAAATCAGTAGTTGTTTCTACTTTAAATCCTACTTGTTCAAATTTATCTGACCACCATTGTTGGTTCTCTCTAATGAAATGAGATTTATCTAGTTCGTAAGCAGGTATAATATATTTACCATTCTCGCCTAAAGGAATAATGGCAAAAATCTTATCACAACTGTTATATAATACTTCCATCTGTTTATCGATATTTTCATAAGGTATATGTTCTAAAATATCTTTACAGAGCAAAAATTCTGTATATCTAAAATCGTCACTTAAAGGTTCTATTAGATCTATATAAGAACTTACTTCTTTAGGCGCTTGACTTATCGCATATCTAGAAATATCTACTCCAAAACATTCAATACCAAGAAGTCTTAGAGCGTAAACCAAATATCCTTTAGCGCATCCAAAATCCATTACAGATTGAAATTCTTTAATATTGCAATATTTAATTATTTGATGTGCTAATGGAATAGTTAGTTCAGGTATCCATCTATAGTTTTGATATAAAGATTTTCCTGATTGAGGACCAGATTCATAATATTCCTGATTAAAAAAATCTTTATAAGATTCCATTAAACAAACTCCTCATGCATTAGTGGTTCTTTAAACTCATTAAATCGATCAACCTTTCCGCTGATCCAGTCGTCAAGCATATTAACATTCTCAGTAAAAACACAACCAGTGCAACGAGTCTTAGCGTTGAATCTTTGCTGTATATTACCATCTATATATTCAAGAATATCATCTGCGTGACATAGTTGATACTCTTCAGCAAAATGTTGGTATCCATCATTTAATACGACAGAATCGCAAGGATACACAGTTCCTGGTTTACCTGATGCCACATCTATTTCTTCACTAAGATAAGGTCTAAAATAAGATTGATGACATTTTGGTGTTTGAGGAGCACCATGGACTTTATATTGATGAAAAAATCTAGTATCTCCCAATTCAGCCAAAGTATTATCTAAAGACTTATGTTGACGTAAAAGATCATACTGATCTAATAAACAATTTGGTAAAAGCCGAATATATTTTGCTCCGCAGTTATCTGCAACAATTCCCGCTTTCTTCAGTAATGCTACACGGTCATTCATTACTTCATCAGATAATTCGTGTTCTACTGTATAAACCATAGAACAACCTACTACAGTATTTTCGAAGTCAATCTTATGTAATGGCAAACTAATCTTTTGAACCCATTTACCAAAAACGTTGATTGACACTCTAATCCAAGAAAACATTTTCCAAACGTCGTCTTCTATTCTTCTTGATAGAGTACCGTTTGTAATTAACGCTACAGATAAATTTTCTGATTTTAACCATCTAACAAGTTCATTAAAATGTTTATAAGAAGTAGGTTCTCCGCCTCCCGTTAAAATTACAGCTTTTAAACCTCTTTTCTTTAGATTTGTAACATATCGTTTAATAGTATCCATATCAAGTCTAGAGTGCGTATCTCGATAAGTTACTGAACAATAAGGACATTTAAGATTACAAGAACCTTCTGGAGAAATATGAGTAGAAATTACAGTGCCTGGATCACCATTCTTATAATTGAACATCTGTTCCTGATGTCTCCAGAATTTAATACCGGTTGAAGTATATTTGTGTTCTTCTTCTGTTTTTGTGTGAACCTTTTCTTCTATATCGTATCTTTTTGTATAAAAGATGAATACGTTTGAATAGTTCTCTCCAGAATTTATCCTATCTAAAATTTTATTACCATATTCTAAATCAATATCAATTAGCGACGAATTATTATTTTCATCTAATAGTTCATAATTGCCAACAAAATTATCAACCTTACCTCTAGCTGCATAACGGTGAATAATATATTTCTCTTTATCTTTATAAAGAGTCATTTTACCGCTATCATTTGGAAGATCAATAGTTCTAATTTCTTCTAAATGTCTTGTTTTTCTATTGTTCACTAAACTGTTCCCTAAATCTATCTTCCATTTTATATGGTATTGCATTAGTTATAGAATTCTTAGCGTTTTCTGCTATCTCTAAATTTTTAGTTTCTGGTTTCCAATTTAACCATTTATCACGATACCAAACTTCTGATGGCAAAGAATCCCCTATCTTAGCAGAATATGCCATTGTTACTAAATGTTTATATAACATTGTTTGCTCGTTCATGCAAAATCCAAAATTATAGTTTTGAATTTTATTAGAAACATTAATATTGTTTGAAGAACAAGTAGTTCCAAAATGCGTAGTAAAATTAGGCGATTTATTTAAATTCCATAAAGTAGGTCCTACTCGATCTCTTTGAGGTATTCTCCAGTTAGAATTTTTCCATAATTCTATCTGTGTTGTACTTATGTTAGATAAATCTCTATTTTTCATTTCATCAAATAAAATAAATGGATCTGAAACATCAAATACCATATCAGGTTCCATCATTAAAACATAAGAAGGAACGCATTCTTTTCTCTTTACGATTTCTTGTAAAATTATTCTAAATTGATTTTTTGGTGTATCAAATTCTTGTCTCCAATAACTAACCTTTTCATTAAGAGCATAATTATCTTCTAAAAACTGTAAGACATTTTCAGGATTATTAATTAAAACTGTTTCATTAAAATATCTTACCGAATCAGCTTTAACCCAATTGAAATTAGAATAACAAACAATTACGTTGTCTACAAAAGGAAGTACAGAATCTATAGATTGTTTTAAAAAATCAATTCCATAATGTATTCTATATATTGCCCACTTCATCTCATATCTTTCTCTATTATGAACTCGAATTATTTTATATTGTTTCAAAGTAAACTCATTAATCTTTTAGCTGCTCTTTGTCTATCTTCTACCGTATTATTAAAGATTACTTGATCAAGAGTGTATAGATTACCTCTTTCTTGCGTTCTATTTCTAGCATAAGTTTCATCCATTGAAGATTTACCTGTAGTAAAATGACGGTGTTCTACTATAACATCAGATATAAAGTTTGTCAACCCTGCTCTTTTAGCAATATCAAAAATCCAAGTATCATTATATCCAAAATGAAAGACTCCTGGAGTAAAATACCCAAGAGTTTCATACCAAAGTCTGGGAATTATAGGAAAAGCACAATGTGTATTTCCATTAATTAAATCTTCAAACCACATACAATATAAATTTTTATTATATTTTTCTATTTCTTGAGATAATTTTATATCCCAATTTTCAGTAATATAAACTTGATCATCATTACCCATAATTAAAACATCAGCACCATCATCAACTGCCTTTTGAGCTATCACATTCCAAGATTTTGAAACAGATTGCGGTTCACCGTAAATATTCAACATATTTAAATTGATTGACTGCTCATATTCTCTATAAGCGTGAATTCTAGGATCGTCATTATCAATATAATTATAACAAAATATATTTTTATTATTACTACTTGTTTTAAAGATTGATTCTATTAATCTTTCTAACTTGCCGGGTCTTTGTCTTGAAGGAGTAAGTATAGCAATTTTCATATTAAAGTCTCCAATATTCTGTTACCCATTCACGTGGTTCATACACTGTTCCCCAAGGAGTAACCGTCTCATGAATTGCTTGATAAGGAGAAGGCTCGCCATGGAAACAAACAATAGATGTACCTTCTGGAAGACCATTCTCATAACACTCATACTTATAAGAACGAAGTTTACCTGGCCAACGATGTTGAATAAACTTTGGTTGCTTATTATTTGCCTTAAACAAAGCGTGTAAAAACTCACCATCTCCTCTACAGTTAGCGAGAATATTTGCTTTATTTTGAGGTAAATCAAAGGTAGTCCATACAGTAGTCATCCTTGGAAAGTTCCAAGCCATCACACCTGATTGTAGAACACCTTTATATTGTGTTACATCCTCATACTTGTGATTATTAACACCGAGATTTTCAATACCCATAAAGGCACCACGATATTTCATCAACCAATCAATATTACCCGTAATCACAGTATCTAGATCAAAGTATACTACTCGTTCGTTGAGTTTATTGTCTTCTTTAAATAGATAGATCTTTTGCCACCACCCTTGAAGATCTTCATAGATTAATGGTCTATAATCTACACCTTCTACTTCTCTATCAGAGAAACAAATAAAACGATGTTCAAACGTGGTGTTTCTTTCTACCATCGCCTTTAAAATACGAACATAATCATCACTATATTTGTCTCCCCATAATACACATACTACGTCAATCATTTATCCATTTATCCACTCTCGATTTAAAATACCGGCCATTGATGTTATCATTGAGATATTCCGACGATTCTAAAACATTTCTCTGAAACTGCTCTTTAATTTCAGTATAGTTCATTTCACCTTTAGTCTTATGTAATGATAGTATCTC